CGCCTGCACCGTGAAGGGACGTCTGAGCCATCACTTCTCAAGAGCGGGGGCGATAGACGCGATATGTTGCTCACCATCACAATCATAATCTGGTTAATCATAGGAGGCTATCTTGTTAGTATTATCAAACCGCGAAAAAACGCACGGGTCTTACCCTTCAACAGCAAAAGTGTCTCAGAGCCTGAAGGACGCAATGAGAGCGTCCCCGAATTGGATCAGGCTGACGGACGTACAGGCCGAGAGCCTCGAGATGATCGCCGTGAAGCTCGCACGGATATTGTGCGGCGACCCCGAGTACCTCGATCACTGGGTGGACGTCGTGGGCTACGCTAAGCTCGCCGAGCCCAAAGAGCCCGAGCAAGACACGCAAGAAGCGCTCGACCTCATCAAGGCGATGAACCATGCATAGACTGCCGACGATGGAGTTCGACGCGATCATTCGCTCGCCGGCAACCAAGCGCGCCGAGGGCGCGCAATGCCGCAAACACGGCCTCAAGCGTGAGGACAACCCTCATGAGGCCGGATCAATCAACCACGAAGCCTGGGACGAAGGGTGGCAAGACTATGACAGGATGGAGAAGCAAAAAGATGCTCACAGATCGTGATTTGATTGATGACATCATCACGCTGCGACGGCAGCTCGCCGAGGCCGAGCGTCAGCGCGACAACGCGCTCGAAAAGTGCATGGCACTGCGCGCGGCGCTAGCGACCATCGCAGAGGGGCGCGACGCGCTCAAGGATCTGGCAGAGACAGCAGTGAGGCTATCATGCGAAGACTAGTGCGGTACGAGTACGAGGGCGCGAACGTGTGGGCGCTATGGGAGAACGACGCCGGCGAGCGATGGTATGAGCACATCGTAATCGAAGGGGTGGTGCAATGGTAGCCGGTCTGATTGTCACCGTCCTTGTCATCGCCATGTCAGCTATGCTAGACATATGACGCCTCCCATCCCCTTAGGCCGCCCCTCACGGGGCGGTCTTTTTCATTTCGATTACATTACCGCCAGCCACCGGCTCGACCATGCGGCGCAGATCGCTCTTCGACCGGCGCTTGAACTCGGGCGCGACCCAGACATGCTTCTTGGTCGTGTATTCGCCCGACGCGATGTAACCGACGTCGATCCAGCCCGCCTCTTTGAGTGCGTGCAGAAGCGCAGCCTGGGGCACCTTGGTGCCTTGCGGCATCTGGCCCGACAGGCGGTCGCAGAGCGCATGCAGAGGCGACGCAATCGCGCCCTTGGCGAACTCGCCCTGACGAGACCGGATCATGTCGCAGATGAAGCTCTCGGCGATGGTCATGCCCTGCTCGATCAGGTTCATCTTGAACTCGGTCATCATGGGCGGCGCAGCCGGATTGAACGCGCTCACGTCACGGCGCTGAAGCCAACCGGCGATGTCCTGATAGCCACCGCTTTTGTACCACTTCCACATCGACGCAGCCTCGCGCGGGTTCATGCGGTCGGCGTGTGACCAGATGCAGAACCACCGGCGGTCTTGCGAGGCGAGCGAGATCGGGACCGGATCATTCGAGAAGGCGAGCACGAACATGCGGTTGACCATGTCATACGGATGCAAGCCCTTGCGGTTGATTGGCAGCGTGTCAGGCGGCGCGGCGATGATCGGCTTGAGCTTGTTAGCCAGAGCGCGGCGCTCGCGCGCGTCAGGCTCCTTCAATTCGTTGATGATCAGGATCTCGCTCTCGAGATGATAGCCCCACGACGACGAGATGCTATCGTTGTCGACCAGACCACGGTTGCGAAGATCAGGCCCGCAGACGGACCAGATGAAGGGTGCCCAGAAGGTGTCCTTGCCGGAGCCTTCGTCGCCGCCGTGCAACACGGCGTGGTTGATCTTGATGTTGGGGTTCTGGAGCTTGAACGCCATCATGTTGAAGATGTGCTCGCGCTCTTCTTCATTCGGGATCATGCGCTCGGCATGCTCGAGCCACCGCGACACGTCGCCGGTGCCATACTCATGCGGGCGGGCGTCGCGCCACCGGTTGCCATAGACAAGCCCGTCCTTGGTGACGAGCACGTCCTGACCGGCGGAGTAGGTCACGCTGACCAAGGTCCGCGCGCCCATCGCCTGACGGTTCTCGTCGAAGCAGACCGACGCCTCGATGCGCCGACCGTTGTGGATGGACTGACAGGAGATGTGACGGAAGAGGGCGTTGAAAGTCGAGCGGCTGATCTCGCGGCGATCGACCATGTCGAAGAAGCTCTCGTCCTCTTGGATGTACGCAAAGCGCTTATACCATTCGGACTTCTCGACGCGGGCGAGCTCCTTGCGCTCGACCTCGGCGATGAGCTTCTTGGCAGCGTCTGGAAACGCCTCGGTTGGTGAGATCTTGTCGTAGGTCTGGCGCATTGTGCGCGCGACAAGCTCGTCGCGCAGACCGTACTCATGCTTGGGGCCACCTTGCTCGGCAACCCATCCTAAAAATCGCCGACTGTCCCAATCTCCGCAGTGCTCATGGAAGCAGCAGTATGATCGGTTGAGGGGGTGGTAGCGTCCAGTTGGGTTGCCATCGCTATGCTCAGAAGCATTGGGGCAAACAATTCCGAACCATCCTTCTCCGTTTGCGTTCTCGATGATCTCGCCGCGTTGGTAGATCCACGCCAGAACATCGTCTCTTCCGTCGTCATCGAGCCGAACGCGGTAGAGCCCTGCGGTGTCTGCTTCTCTTGGTTTGACATCTAAAGCCTCACAGATTTGTTTGAGCGAAAATTCACGCTCGGGGTGGAACTCAATCAGGGTTGACTTGAAGTTATCGCGTCCAGGCTTGAGATTGAGCGAGCCTGGCAGTCTGAAGTTACGCACGGGATTGATCGCGCCGCCGTCAGTGTAACCGGCCTCGGCAATGGCCTTGATCGCGGCTGAGAACTCACCCTTGAGCGGCTGATCGTCGAGCGCGAATGTGTAACCCCACTGATAATTGCCCGGCGATGTCTCCATCTTCCATGTCGGCTCGAGCGGCGGTGTCTTGGACTTGGTGCCGACGTCATCGAGCACCATGAACGCGACGCGCTCGCAGTAGGACGCAGCCGCTGACACCTTGCCGTCCTTGAAACGGTCGAGGATAAAGCACGCTGTGTTTGCGTACCATGCCGCCTCGCCTTTGTATTTCTCCGGCAGATAAGCGGGCCACACGCATTTAAGCGCGCCGTCGCCATGCGAACCGCCGGTGGGTTTCTGCTTGACGAAAAGGATCGTCTCGCCTTCCGGCGCAATCTTCGCAATGTATTCGATGAAATTCATTTTCACACATCCCCGTCAGAAAAAACTTCACATGATTCTTCACAGCCAGCGCCGACATCAAATTCAGGGTCAAATACTGCTGACTCGTCGTGAGCGCGGATAAAAGTATCTTTTTTTATTTGATATTCTGCAAATAAATCGTCGACGCTTTTATTACCACGAAAAAATGTGCGACGATAATCAGTAGTACTTGCAGTAGGATCTTTTAAAAATTCCGGCCCAATCTTACCGTATTGCATTTCCATACGACGTGGAAAATCATAATATTCAGGATTTTCTTCAATAATGGTAAAATGTTTTCGAAAAGATTTTTTCCAACACCATTTGCAATTACCTTGATAGCCTTTAAGCTGAAGTCGAAAAGGTTGTGCGGCCCACCAAGTATTAATTTTTGGTTTTGTCATTGGGTTATCTTTTATAAGTGGGTATACAATCCGACGTTTGTGAGCGTTCATTGACATTCGATCAACTTCATCTGCTCGTATACCAATAGCAAGATCATAAGACCCTAAAGTCCAACCTAATGATTTAGCATAGGCCTCGATTGGTTTTTGTTTCAGATTACGGGTGCAATCTTTAAATTTTTGATTAGGTATGCCATACTTTATTATCGCGTCTTCAAATGGAGCGCCGTCGCGGGAAGCAGTTTTAAAATTTACAATTTTAAAACTTGGCGCGCGGCGCTCATTATGAAATTGAATTGCTTCAATCCAAACTGTGCCAAAATTAAAATGCTCATCGCATTTATTAATAAATTCAAGTGTTTGTTCGTTTTCTTGCCCTGTATTAGCAAATACAACTAAAATCTCGGAATAGCGCCCGCGCCAATTATCTAAAATCCATTTAGTCATGTAAGCTGACGTTTCGCCGCCAGAAAAACTTATCAATAACTTCACTTGCCATACCTCCGCATAATCTTGACTTCCGCTTTGAGCGGCAGACCTCCGGCCCAATTGGGCGGCGTTGTCATAACGCGCACCAACTCGGCGGCAGCTTCTTCCGGCTGTGTCGTTTCCAGAACAATTTCGTCGTGAACATGTAACACCGCTTTGACCTGTCTCAGCGCATGGCGAAGCAGATCGTTAGCCGTTGCTTGAGTGATGTTCTCACAAGCCAAGCCGCGCCACAAGCGGGCGCGAGGCCATTCTTTTGCATCTTGCGCGGGTTTCCACGCAGCCTTGAGATAAGTGATTTGATCATCCTCGAACCGCGCGAACGGGTAGCACAACACGCGACCGGACGGCAGCGCATACCACAGGTGCTGACCGTCATAGAGATAGGTCACGCGACCGGCGCTGATGGGATGGTTCTTGTGCCGGAGCGCGCGGGTGTAGGCGTCCTCGAGCCCTTGCCAGTACGGCATCGCCCATGCGTTTGCTCTGCGCCATCCGTCCACCATGCGCCGCGCGTCACTCTCGGGCAGCACGACGCCATAGGCACGACCCATCGCCGCGAAGGCACCGATGCCGCCGGAGAAGCCAAGCGCAAGCTCTTGGATCTTGCCAATCTGGCGCTGGTCGTCGGTCACCTCGTCATATGGAACGCGAAAGGTGGCTGCCGCGTTGACTTTGTAGACGTCCTTGCCGGTTGCGAAGAGATCAAGCTTGGCCTCGCCCGCAGGGCAATTGGAAAGCCACGGCGTGACGCGCGCTTCGATCGACGACCAATCGGCCACGACGAGCGCATGGTTGGGAGCGGGGATGATGGCAGGGCGCAGCATACCTTTCAGAACGTCGGTGATGCGCTTGCCGTACTTCGGCACGACCGCGTGACCGCGCACCATCGCCTGACGCACGTCGTCGGGTTCCTTGGCGCATTTGCGGGTGAAGTTGTGGACCTGAGCGCCGTAGGACGACGCACGGCCTGTGGCCGAGCCGCCGGCGAAGACAAACGCGCCTCGGACGCGATCATCCTCCTCGTCGGCGAGCGCAGCCAACCGGCTGAACTTGGCGACTGACGACGCCCACAGATCGTCGGCGCATTGAATGACCTCTTCGACGTCCGGCGGCACTTCTTCAGGGTCATTCATCGCTAGAAGATTTGCCCGTACGGTCTTGTCAATGCTGTATTTTTTCTCGCCGTCTTTATAGACGACCATGAGTTCTTTGGCGCGCGGGCCGACGCGAGCGAGCACCCACTCACGCATGCGCGGACTGCGGACGGACGTGATCTCGCCCTTGGTGACCTCGGCGACGATGGCCTGAATGTCCTCGACCTCGGTGCTTGCGTAACGCACGGCGGCCTCGCAGAGCGCGCGGTCGACCAAGACGCCACGGTCGTTGATCTCCTCGTTGACGTGATAGTCGCGCAGCTCGTCGTCGGCGAGATCGCGCATGGCCTTGCTGACGGCCCGCATGGCGCGCACGTCTTGTTCGCAGTAGGCGATCATCTCAGCCATTAACTCAGGATCGTCATTAAAGGTTCCATCTGCGCGAGGGATCGACAGCAACCGGATGAGCTGATTGCCGCGATGGTCCTTCTTCATCGTCGAGCTGATCGCCCGACCGATGTCTTCAAGCGAACCTGGCAGACAGTTGGCGCGCGCTTGTGCTGCGGTGCAATAAAATTGCTCGAGCTTGAACGGCACCTCGAGCACATGCCAGAAAATCAACCGCTCAAAGGCGGCGTTGTGCGCGCGGATTTGGCCTTTGTGCTGACGCACTTCTTCAGGGAATGGCTGCGCCGGCGTCCATGTGCGAACGTCCTCGTCGTCAAACGCGTAGGACATGCACAGCACCTCGGTTGAACCGTCAAGCGCGTAGTTGTACACGCCTCGGGTCGTGAGATCGCAGCGGCTTCTTGTTTCGAAATCGATCCAGAGCATGAGATAAGACGGGGGCGTCGATTTGGTCGCTCGGCAAGACACGGCAGAAAGCCAGAAAAGACCGTGTGTGCGACATCCTCGAGTGCTGGCTTAACCGCCCCCTGCTCCTTAGACTGCGGAACGACGACGGCGTGTCGGTGCCGCCGGTGCTTCCTCAACTACTTCCTCGGTCGGGCCGTCCATGCCAATCCATTTCAGGATCTCGAACACGGGCGTATAAATCCGACCATAGGACTTGTGCTGATAGTGCTCCTTCTTAAGAGCCACCACCGGCACAGGCTTTGATGCGTCAGCATCGACTTGCTGTGCGATCGCAAGAGCAAGCGCCTGAACAGCGCGCTTACCGCCCACGGACGTCACAGTGTAACGAGCTTCCAAGCCCTCATCCTCACCATCGAGGCACTTGAGGCTCATGCCGACTTGCGTCTCCCAACCACGTTTGGCGTTGGGCGGCGCGGCGTCCATCTCAGGCAGCGGTTGTGATACCGGCACCATCTTTTCACCAAGCACTTCGCCTTCGCCCCACGCAATGAAGCCGTGGATGAAAGAGAAAGGATTGATGGCCCATGTCGCGCCGTCCTCGACCTCGGTCTGATCCGCGCCGTAGACCCAATGGCCGGTCTTGTCCATCTTGAGGATGACAGAGCCACCCGCAGGGACATCAGCGCTGATCGAACGAAGAGCAGAGGAAAGGCTTGCGACAGGAAGCGACGCATTACCAAAGTTGACGATATTGGACATTACTACACTCCTACTTTACTGAGGGCCGCAACCATTTGCTGCCCGATTTGCAACACCGCCGGACGAGGATCACTCTCTTCCGCCAATGTTGTTCCGGTAGACACCGCCACAACGAGTTCGTTAGGCAGCGCTAATTTCTTTTTCTTCAGCACCTTCTCCATTTGAGAAGGGCTAAGTAATTCTTTCGTGTACATCTCGTTTGGCTCAACACCTTTGCCATCGAGCCAATGCACAACTTCAGTTTCATCAACCCACTGCCGCGTCGCGCGCTTAGGCACCAACTTATAACCCGGCACAGGCGTGTTGTTCTCAAGCATTTGCGTTGCAAGCGAACG